TGCAACTGTTGTTTATTGGCGGTGCTAGTCCGGATGATGCGTTACCGAATGCGCCACCATTCTTTTACCATTAATCTGGCGTCCCCACGATACCTATATGCCCTCGGGTTCATCTGGTTTGTCCTCGGCCCTGGGTAAATCAAACCGCTTCTTGGTTTCAGACACAAGAGCCATCGTAACCCCCAGGATGTCCGCAATGTCACGCATCAGCATCCGCTGCTTCAACATCCGATTGATGATCTCAGCCTGCTTCGTCAGTTTAAGAGGGCGACCACCCATCTTTCCAAACTTCCCAGTGCGCTGACCGTTCTTATGCTGAGGCGTAGGCTCCCGTGCCATCGGGTTCCCAACCCTGTCAATCTTCAACTGCTTGAGCCACATCTCGCGGTATAAATCTTCATACTTAATGCGCTCAAACTCTGTCATATCTGCTTGCCCGATTTACGAAGATTCTTAACGTATGTATCAAGCTCCTCACGCGCAGCGAATAACTCACGCTGTACATTGGGCCTCGCATCCCTGCGATACCGCTCCTCCTGTAACGCATCAACCTGACGCTTGAGCCAGTTCAACTGAGCCGCTTGAAATGTAGTTAAATCACTGTCACCCATTGCCCAATCCCTCCGGTCGAAGCCTCGGTCGCACCACCGTCTCCATCTCATGGTCCCGCATCTCATAATGCAGGACCAACGCTTTAAAATATTCAATCACGCAACTTCCTCCTCAACACCCCGCAACGTCTGAGCAATATCCTCCAAAGGACCCATGTCCAAACCGATGTTCTCAGCACACCCACGGTATCTTGATAACCAAGATGCCATAGCCGTCGCCGCCTGTCTGCGTAATTCTTGTTGAGCATCACTGCTCTCAGGATCAAACCGCTCATACCCACCACCACTCTTGCGTAAACTCACAGGACTGATGAACGTAGGGTACTCACGAACCGATAAACTAACCACCTGATCATTGGTCGTCGTGTCTTGAACCACGATCCTTAGACCACTCGCCATCTGACGAGCCAACTGGATACGTTGTTGACGCGCAGCTTCCGCATCATCCATACCATAGAACCAATCATATGCCTCATGATCAGGCTGTCCACCCAACCAATCTACAAACTCATGCGGAACAAACATGTTGTTCCCAGATGCCGCTAGATATTCGTCAATAATTCTTTGACGTTCTTTCTTTGGAAAACCAGCCATTTCTTTTCTCCTTATATAGCTGTTTAATTGACCGCCGTACCCCGACTGATCGCAACGGACCAAACCCCGCCACGCAACGACCGCCGTACCGTAACCGCAACCCGACTGACCGCAACGTAACTCGTCATACCGCGCCTCGACCGCCTGAACAAACGATACCAAAACCAATAAAACCGAAACACATCTCACCCCGACCGCCGTACCGTGACCATAACTTAACCGAACACATCACACCTCACCTAGAGTGACCCCGACCGCCTTAACTAACCACACAGGAACGCGCCGTAACATGATACAACATGCCGAACCCCGACCGCCTGAACATACCGCAACAAACCGCAACAGATCTAACCGGATCTCGCCCCGACCGCCTGACCCAACCAGACCGTACCCCGCCCTAACCGAACGTGCTCGACCGCACCTCACCCAGACCGTGTAACCTTGACCAAATGGATGGGGGCTCGCGGCCCCCGATCCTTCTTACGCAACTAAAGTAATATCACGGCGGGATCTCTCCTCCGCCATGAACTGCATCAACTCCTCAGTCTGCTCATCCGCAAACACAGGGTTGTCCATCGCATCCTGCTGAACCGCTCGATCCTCCAACATCAACTCATCCCACTCACTCTGAAATGAACCCATGCTGTCCTCAGTCAGAACTTGGAACGTGCCAAACGATCCTCGGCCCTTCTCCTGCCGGAAGTCTCCAATCCCTACAATCGATCCCGCATTCGTCAATAACGACACAATCGAATACGCAGACAGGGTTGGTTGTACATACGCAATGTCAACCTCCGCACACCAACGAGGCAAGTAAGCCCGCGTCCGCATGTCCGGCGTCTTGTTCATGTCCGCAGAGCGAACCATGTCAATCTTTAACTGAGGCTTGCCCCATATCTGAACATGCGTCTGAGGTAAAAAAATCAATCGCTGCACACTCGTCTTCGTAATCCCGTCAGTCTCCAACGCAGCCGTAGCCATCGCGCCCTTGACCCCTGGAGCAGGGAAACACAACAACGTATCCCCAAAAGACTTCTTGTAAACCGAATCACGAAACTCCTGCTCAGGATTGTGCTTGATCTCTTTCTTCTGCGCCGCAGTCTTGCGACCCCCACCAATCAACAAATCACGCATAGCCTTGCTGCTCATGCTGTTGAAATACAACGGGGTAGTGCCCATCATCCGAAGTTTAACGCGACCCTGCTTCAATGGTTGAATTTCCAATGCAGACTCTTGTGGTGCTTTCTTCGTTGCCATGTGTTTTCTCCTTACTTGGCTTCTAGTTGATAGTAACTTGTTTGTGACATGCGCCCTGCGCGTTAGTCAAGAACTTTTTTTCACAATCCAAACGCCCTCGCGCCCAGACTTCTTTCCAGTGTCCACAATTAAACCAGCCTTGTGTAACTGAGTCATCGTCGTCCGAACAATCGAAAGCCGCAAACCCATGCGATCCGATAACTGACGAGCGGTCCCCGCTCCTCGGGACAACTCTTGAAAGACCTGCTGTCTCCGCGTGAGTTGATTAGACTGCGCATTCTTCTTGATGTTCGCCCATATCTTTTTCAGTAAGTTCATTTCTCTACCTCCTTTAATGTTACAGGCTCGGTGTAAATATCTACGACCCCAACCTCCTTCTCCTTCGCTCCAATTTGAAACGCAAACTCTCTGATTCCCAAGCGTGACGCCTCAACAACATTGTGAGCCTCAACCAAAACCATACGCTGAACCACGCCCTCGCACGTCACCTCGTAAACTTTCTTAACCATCGTTCGAACACTCCTCACACACAGTAGCAGACTCGCCCATGATTAACGTAACCCACTCCCCGCAATCACACAAACGCTCAACCTCGCCGCCGCCGCCACAAGCATCGCAAGTCTCCAACTCACAATACAACTCACCAATGTCACGACCCGCATTGTGAGGCATCGCAACCTCTACCTCCACAGACCCCGATCCTTGGCACTCGGAACACGCTTCCATCACAGGCGTCTCCTGCAACCGCATGAACTCCTCTTTCATCTTACCCATCACCAATACTCCCCAAACACCTTGCGAAATACTGCGTCCAACAGATCTTCCATCTCACGCTCAGTCATTTACTCTCTCCCTTCTTTGGCTCTTGAGCCTGTGACCAAAACTCTATGGCCTCCTCCGCCTTCGCCAGCTTGGCTTCCAGTTCCTCGATGCGGCGTTGCCCTACCTCACGCATCTTCTGCATGCCTGCTCGGTATCCCTCATCATAAGCATAATCACTCATCTTTTGCCTCCAACTTCTTGGGCCTAAGTTTAGGACGAAGACTGGTCACAGAAGCAGCCGTCTTGTCCCCGTAAAATACATGCGAACCAATCGTACCCAAAGCCTCTAACTTATGCCGCCAAACAGGCCGCACCTTCGTCGAATGATAATACAAAGCCCCAGTGTTCAACGTGTCGCCGCCCATGGCCCCCCGTGCTACAGCCTCCGCTTGAGCATACAATGAAGGGTCAGTCGTATACTTCTTCCCAGCCTTGTAGAAACTAAACTGCCGAGACTGCTTAACAACTTCACAAGCAGAAGAAGGCCAGCGAGGATCAGCAACCCTGTTCATAATAACTTCAGCAACAGCCCGTTGACCCATGGTGCTCTCACCTCGAGCCTCGAAGTAAACAGCCATCGCGATACAAGACAAAGTAGTCAACATCACACCGCCTCCTCTTCATGGACGATGGTCCAGTTCGACTCCTCGCCATCTCTGTACGCACCCTCAAAGTTCATGCCCTCGTCCTGATACTCAGCCTCAACCTCAATGCCCATCGCATGAAGACGATCCCACACAGGAACAGGAGGAGCCCAAGCAGTCCAACAACGGAACGCGAACCACGCAACCTTCTGGTCATCCGAATACTCAAGACCATCTTCGTCGATCTCAGCCTCGCAGACATCCCACTTCGTCCCCCAGTTCTTAACACGCCACTCATACCAGTCAGGCATCACCTGATCCGGCTGCGTCTCCTTGGCCCACAGCTCAAACGGCATGGGCGCAATCGTGTTGCAAAACTCTGGCTCCGATTTCGACAGCGCCAGATGTAGGTGATGAATCAAATGGCATGGGCCCCGAAGGCTCACTTGCTGATAGCAATGATTAGGCATATCTTTCTCTCCTTGTTTACTTGTTGAATACATGCAAGCTATTGGACCTCGGTCCTCGGGTCAAGGAATTTTTTGCCAGCGGAAGATACGCGAGTTACACTATATACACTTCCCCAGAGATTTTTTGTTTTTTTTTTTTTTTCATTCAAATATACCGTATCCACCGTATCCAAACGTATCCAAGCCTTATTTATAACGCTCTGTCTGCCCTGATCTGGATACATCTGGTTACACTTGGATACACTTCGCTGGAGAAAACTGCTATATATAGCTTTCTTGCATAGGCCGGGCCTTTCCTGTAGATTGTTGGTAGACCACAACCGAGGTGCACATGGGAAAGCTGGAAAAGAAGATCGAAGAAGAACACGGGCGGGTGCTGACTAATCGGCAAAGAACCTTTGCAAGACACATTGTCGAAGGCATCTACTCGAACGCTGAAGCTGCTCGCAAGGCTGGGTATTCAGCAGAAGTGGCGAACACCAGCGCGTCAAAGCTGCTCAACGGCAGAGATTATCCCCATGTTTTGGAATATGTAACCGAGCTCCGGGAGGAGCGGCAGCGGCGCTATGGTGTGACAACCATCGGTCAGCTCGAGCGACTATACAAGCTGTCGTCAGGTGCAGAAGAGGCGGGGCAATTCTCCGCTGCAATCAATGCCGAGAAGATCCGCTCCGCCTTGGGTGGTCTAACTGTAGACCGTCGAGAACAAGTCAACACCATCGATCAGATGTCACGAGATGAGATCACGGCTAGGTTAGCTAAGTTGCAACAGCAGTATCCTCAAGCCTTTGTGATCGACGGAACAGCAAAGGATGTG